ACCATGCCGCGATTGTCGCCGTAGGTTTGCTGTAGCGGTATCGGGCCGCCGTAGACGCCGTCGCCTGCTGACATCGGGCTTGCCGCCGGATCGACGTACAGGTTCGGCATGCGTGATGCTTCGACGATGCCGGGCTGGTGATTGTACGCAGTCCACGCCGCCAGCGCCTTCTCGGATGGCGCGAAGCCCTTGAGGTAGGCGGGCGCAAACATGTCGGACGGGTCACCGGCTTGGTAGCCCTCGAAAATGTTGCCGGGCGCGGCTGGTGTCGGTGTGGGAGGAGGTGCGTCAGCCATGCTTGCCCCTATACGTTCGTGCCAACGGCCCAATACAGGCCGTCGATGGCAATCAGCTCAACATTCGGCTTGGCCCCCTGGGCCATTGTAACTTGCACCACGGGTGCATGCGAGAAGCCTGTTGAGCCTATCGACACCCAGCCGGTGTTTCGCACCGTTGGCGACGGAAGCGCCGCTGCGTCCCACAGCATCTGATCCCACAGCCCCTGGTCCCAGACATCGGCCCGGCCACTATCGATGCCAGCGGATGGCGCCGCCGGAAGGTTGAGCGTGTAGTCGGTGCATGAACTTATCTGCGGAATGAACGGCTCGCCGGGGCGGGCTGCGAATTGCGCCCTGGCCTGCGACCACGTCTTGGTCTGCGCCTGCTGGCCAAACATGCCCCAGCCGCCAACCATCGTGCAGATGTACGGCTTGCCATCATCATAGCCAGTACGGTCAGCCTGCATGACGATGCCGTCTTGCGTTCCAAAGAACAGGTCGCCAGCGAGCTGCATGAAGCATGTGGCGTCGTAGCCGACAAAGCGGCACCACGCGCCGGTCGCGGTGTTCACTACGGCGCAACGGCGATTGCCGACACTGCCGCCCGGCCACGTCACGAACATGCCGCCGTACTCGTCCCAGCGTTTCATCGACCACGGAAAGAAGCGTTTACTCATCGCCTCCTGCCGCCACATGTTGCGGATGCCGACAGTGATCATGGCGAAGTCGAGCTGGCCCGCGTCCTTGCTGATGGCGCCGCTCATCGGCACGATGCCGTCGAGCGTGGCGACAAGCAGATCGCCGCCCAGGTTTATGTGTGCGTTCATTCCCATCGGCAGCGGGATCTGGAAGCGCCCTTCCTGGCGCCAGTTGGCCGGGTCTGCCGGGTTGCTGCCGGTGAACACGATGGCCTCGCCAAGATTTGTCATGAAGACCAGCTTGTCGTCCACGCCGTCTCCCGTGTCCCCGGACCACACCGCTATAAACAGCAGCTTGCCGCCACGCGCAGCGGCGCCTGCCAGCGGGATGATGTTGAGCTGGCCCTGGTGGCTGTCGATGCCCAGGTACCACGCATTCATCGTCCCCCCTTCAATGAAGAAGAAGCGGTTGCGGTACTTGCAGACGTAAGAGAGGTTGTGGCCGGTGGCGCAGCTCGGCGGCGGCGTCACGATGGGATTGGTGACGAGCTGGCTGGCGTCAAACGTCGTCCACGTCAGGCCATCGAAGTGCAGCAGATAGTCGCCAGCCTCATTCGCCACCAGCATGTGGTCGCCGCTGGCATTAGCCATCTGCGAGCCAACGTAGTTGCCGCTCGCCTGCCCGCTCTTTACCAGTATCGGCGTGGCGGACGTAACATCGAACAGCTTGTCGGCCTGGGCTGCGAAGATCCGCCGGGACGCCGCGTCGATGTACTCAAACCCTGAGATGATGGGCTTGCGGAGCGGCGACGGGACCGGCGGCACCGTGGCGTCGAGCGCATGCAGATCGCAGTGCCGGATGAAGCCGCCACGCAGCTTGATGCCGCGCAGCGTCGGCACCCAGTTGTCCAGCACCACGGCAGTGGCGGGCTTCATGAAGGCAAGGTTGTCGCTGTCGGTCAGCCCGGCTGTCGGCGCCGGAATGGTGATGGCCTTGTGCTGCTGCGCGACTTGCGGCGGCACCGGCTGACGGCGGAAGCCCTGATGAACGCTCATCCCAGCTCTCCGTTGATGGCGCAACTTCCGCTACACGATCCGGCGCCCATAGCGCAGTACAAGCCAAGCTGGTTAAGCCCGTCGTTGGTCAGTACGACTGACGCCATTGCCGTCATGTTTTCGTATGCAGCCGTGGTGTGAACGGTCGTAACCGCGCCAGACGTTCCAACGTATCCAACACCCATAAGGTTAAAAATAATATTGGCGTTGTTCCATGTGTCTGCGGTGCCATACCACGATCCGTTGACGGTCGCGCTCTCGCCCGCAAATGCCACCATCGAGACAACGGTTTGCAGCGTATACGATGGACTGCCGAAAACGCCGCCGCCACCGACAAGCAAGCCTGCGGCGCGGCGGTTGAACCATGATCGGGTCAGGCGGTCGCTAGTCTGGTCGTAGAACGGCGTACCGGCGCCGCCGCCGGTATAGACCATGCCAACCAGGGAGCGGCTGTTGTCGCCGTTGTAAATCTCGGTGCCGACATTCCCAGCCTGCGTCGATGGGACGTGGTCGCTGCCGGTAAGCCTCGGCTTGAAATCGAGCTGCACTCCAAGCGTGGCATGGAGGAACGCATAGACAAAATAGGTGCCGCCAATGCCAAGCGTTTGACCGGCGACGCCGTTCACGAAGCAGTTGTTGTAGGCCGCCGTGATCCCGGCAGCCGGGATTTTGTAGTTGATGCCGTTGATGCGAATGAGATCGCCGTTGAGCGGTGCGTAGCGCACTGAGTTGCTTGGCGACGAACCGACAATGCCAAAGTAGCCGCAATCCGGCGACAGCAGCATCGAGGTTGGCGACCACTTAGTGCCGTCCCAGCTCCACGTCTGAAACTGCTGGCCGATTGTCGGTGAGGTGGGGAATGACAGCATCAGTAAGGCCCCGCCACCGTGGCCATATTCCAATAGTACCCATTAGGATCAGCCCCGTAATCGGTCCTGATCATCATGTTGAGATTGTTGTAGCCGTCTACCGGAGTACCGGCGGTGCGACCTATCGAGGTTCTGTATGCGCCGGTCTGGTGTGGCGTAGAGCAGCCAAACGAGCCGCCAGTATCAACGCCGTTTAGTCTGAAACTTGCGAAGATGTTACCTGATACAGTTGATGTACCCCACCACATGCAGTCGGCAACGTAGCTGTCGTCAAAGAAACTCATCCAGCCAAGACCAAGAACTGCCTGCGGCGCACCGGCAGGCCCAGGTCCGTTTGTGGCAGCAGACAGCACCATGCGAGGCCGGTTGAACCAAGACCGCAAGTAGCGAAACAAAACGCTGTCATAGAAAATATTTGGCGCTGAGCCGCCGGTTACAACTACGCCTACAAGCGTCTGGGTGTCGTCGCCGGAACGTATTTCGGTGCCGACATTGCCTGCGGTGGACGATGTCGCGTGGCCGTTGGCAGAAAAATTAAGCTGCACGGCGTTGTTAACGACGAAGGCGTAGATGAAGTAGGTGTTACCAATAGCCAGCGTCGAACCCGGTACCTTCTCCAGATAGAGGTTGTTGTAGGTGGCGACGATGCCGCCCGCCGGTATTCGATAAATCAATCCATTGATTTTGATGTCGTCGCCTTTGTACGGGACGAAGATCAGAGCGTTCGATGGCGACGAGCCATTCAGCTTCAGCAGGCCGCACTTTGGTGCGCGGTCGTTCTTCGTCGGCGTCCACTTGACGCCGTCCCACGTCCAGCCCTGAAATCGCTGCCCCAGGCCAGGACTGACGGGGAATGAAAGCATCAGGCCTTCTCCTGCAACGAGTGCAGCTCGGCCTTAACGCGAGACGTGAGATCGTCGAGTTGCACCGCCATCGCGTCGGTGATGGCGGCGATTATCTCAGGCGGCAGCACAACGTCGGCGGTGTTCACCATCACCTCGATGCCGGGCATTTCACCGGCAGCGGTGGCGCAGTGCATGATGGTGATGCGACCGCCGCCAGACAGCAGATCGATTGCCTGCTGTAGCGATTGCGCTTGGCCCTGCATCATCGCCGCGTAACTGAAATCGACAGCCATTGTTCTCCCCTAGCCGCTGTTGGCGGCAACCCACGCCGTGCCGAAACGAATGTAGAGCTGGCCGCCAACGGTATCGAACCACTGCGTCTGCGCGGTTGGCGACGATGGCGGCGTGTCGCTTTGGACAAACAGGCCGTCGATGTATTGCTTGGGTGCGGCATGCAGCGCCGCAGACGGATTGCCGCTCAGCACAAGCAATCCCGTCATGGTGTCGCCGCCCTTGGCGACGAACTGCGATGCAGGATCTATGGCGACCCACGCCGCGCCGTTCCACTTGTACTGCGGAATACCAGCGACAGCCGGTGTCGGGTAGAGGTCGTTGATGGCTGGCGCGGATGGAAAGTTGATACCCATCACAGCCTCGCGTCCAAAGTCACGCCTTTGGCATTTTGTAGAAACACTGGATAAGTGGCAGTGCCTGCACTTGTGGTCACATTGACGGTGCCGCCTATTGTGGTCAGGTTGTTAGCGAGCAGCCCGGTTATGGTGTAATTCCCATATGACGGGTTCGTTAAAACTGCTGCGCCGGAAAAACCGAATGCTGGCGCGGCGCGCATTTCAGAAAATGCAGAAAAAAGTTGCACTGATGTATTGGCGTAAAATTGTCCAGCACACGGCGGCATCCATTGCCAGTATCGCTTGCACGTCAGCAGCTCTTGATCATATGGGCGCATTATCAACGGCGACTGTGCGGCAGTCGGCCCCTGCGTTCCTGGTAAAACAACGATGCCGCGCAAAATCAAATATTGGCTCAGTGCGGCGGCAACATTTACTTGCCCAGGCGCTGAAACATAGTTCGCGCTGTACCATGTATTGGCCGCTGGCGCGGTGTAGGTTGATCCGCAACTAGCCGTAAAATGAATAGATAATCCTATTCCATTGTCCTTTAGCCACGTTCCCGTCGTGTCGCCGGGAATAGTAATTGTCTTGTATTCAAACGCATTAGCTACATTCTGCGTGTAAGTTGCTGCGTAGGAGCGTGTCGATCCACTGCTGTTGATGACTACGCTGTACGTTCCAGCAACAGAATGTTGGCTCCAAAAACATATTGTGATTGGCCGCGCATCTGGCGTTCCCCACGCCAGCCGGGCCATTCGGTAGCCCTCGATGCGGTGCGACAGTGTCAAATAATCGCCAGCCGCCAGCGATGGCTTGGCTGTTGTAGCTTGGGCATAGATGCGACCGGAGAAGCCAAAATTAGGAGTAGCGTAATCCTGGCTACCGAGAGAGACTATTCCTGAAGATAACATAATCCAACCATCACAAAAATATGTTCCGGCTACAGACTGTCCACCTCCAGTTGGATATTGCTGATTGACCTCAGCACCGCCGTTGACCTGAATGCCGTTGTAAGCGAATGCATCGAACGGTGTGGCGTAAGCTACGATTGCGTTGTCAACGTAGTCCTTACGAACCGCATTGGCGGCGGCAGGCGTAATTGGCAGCGACAAGTGTCCCGCCATAGTGTCGCCAGCCTTCATGACGAAAGCAGACGTGTCGATGGCAGGCGCGGCCACGGCCTGAACCCACTGCGACGGGCCGACACCATCGTTGTAGCGGACGTAGAGAAGTGCTGTGTCACTCTCCCACCACATGGCATTGTCGGGTGCGCCAGCCGGTGCCGTGTCGCTGATGTAGAGCGGCTGCGGTGGCGCTGGGATGGCGGCGATTGCTGCGCTGAGCTGCTGCAATGGCACGGCCTGCAACGGCAGCGTTGCATTACCCGGAAGCGTCAACGTACCTGGACCCATCGTGTCGCCAGCCTTGGCGACCTTCTCGGTATCCAGCTCTTTAATCGCAGCTTCGACATTGCTGCCAGCAATGTTGCCACTCGGCGGGAATGTTATTCCTGCCGCATTACCGGCACCCGTGCCGTTGATGGTCAGCTTGTTGCCGGGGTCGTCGTAGCTCAACGTGATGTTGGTGCCAGCCACCAGAAGATTGGCGACACGGTCATCGACCGCCTCGGCATCAAAGCCTGATGTCGATGAGACTGTCAGCTTGTTGCCTGGGTCGTCGTAGACCAGCGAGATATTCGTTCCAGCCACCAGCATACCGGCGACCGTGTCCATGACCGTCTCAGGATCACCCGCCGGGCCAGGATCACCCTGGTCACCCTTGTCGCCCTTGTCGCCCTTTACCCCCTGGATGCCCTGTGGCCCTTCCGGTCCAGGCACTACGCTGTCGGCGCCGGTATCGCCCTTGGGGCCTTCCGGCCCATACGGACCCTGCGGTCCTTGCGGGCCTTGCGGTCCCGGCGGCCCTTGCAGCGCGATGTTGAAGGCGCCGTTGAACGGCGGGATCTCACCTGGGGTGGAGGAATAGGGCATCTAGTACCCCCATACGCCAAAGCCGGTTGGACGCAGCGTGGGGCCGACAACAAGGATCGGCGCCGGGCTGTCGCGTCCCATTACGGATGCGAGGGCGTCAGCAAACGTGGACATGTCCTCCGCGTATGGCGCACCCTTGTTGGCCTTCCACTGCCAGATCATTCCTAATTTCAACAATCGCTCGTCGAGCGTGAACGTGTCGCTGTCGTTTGAGAACGTGTCGCTGCGCCCGCCGCTGGCGAGGTCGATGCAATTCTTGTCGAGGTACATGTAGCGAGCCGTAACACCGGCACTCATCACCGGAAAAATGTGGATCTTGCCGCCAAGCAGCGTCCACTCGCCCCACGATCCGGTCGAGCTGTTGATGCGGCGCCGCAGCCACTCGTCGGTGTCGGGGATGAAGCGCACCGGCTGGTGCGTCGAGGTGGACAGCCACAGGTTCGATGTCAGCAGCATGCGCTTGTAGTTGGCAGGCAGATTGAACGCCGTGGTCCCGGTCAGCACCGCAGCCGGATCTGGCTGCGGCGGCACCCATACGGCATCGCCATCGATCTGCGCGTAGGTCCGCAGCTTCGTCCAATCGCGATGGTCGTAGGCGATGCGTTGCGCCTGCTCGTTGGCGACCGCCAGCATCTCCTGCATCGACCTGTTGCTGGCGATGTTTGAGAAGACTGAGTTGGGATACGTCACCCCAACATGCGCGCAAACATCTTGAACAACGGTCAGCAGGCTCATCAAGCCGCCCTTTTTTGTGCCTCTGCTGCCATCCGCACCAGCACCTT